TGCTGCTACTGCTCAGAAATATTGGTCAGATAACGGCGTGTCTGTAACGCTTTCATTTGACAAAGAAACTGAAGCAAAGCATGTTGCGCCTGCGCTCCATATGTACGAGGGACAATTAAAAGCAGTTTCATTCCTTCCAATGGGGAATCACACATATCCTCAACAACCATATACTCAGATAACCGAAGAAGAATATAATGCTTATATTGGTCAAATCAAAAAGATAGACTGGTCTGCTATTTACGACGGTGTAGAGAATTTAGAGGCACAAGGCGAAATGTACTGTACAACTGACGCTTGTGAAATAAAAATATCTTAGTATGATAAAATAGACTCATAATGTCTAGCCCATCTAATTTATACGCAGAGAAAATATATGCAGAGCATCCACAGTTTTTATGGGCGCTTGATGATCAGGCTGACTATGTTTCTATAATTTCAGAAGCACAAAGAAATACTTCCATATGGACAATAGAAAATGGGTCTTCTATATCAACAGAAGAATTAATAGATGCTCCATTTGCAGATAGCATAATTAATAAAATTACTCCAACTGCTGTTTTAGGAGAAACATTTTCTACAACATTGATTAGTCCAGAAATAGTAAGTGTTGATGAACTTAATCAAATACTCAAAACATTTTCTGTAGGATCTTACTTTTATACAGCAAGTCCGTATGGACTCAGTGTAGAAATTGGATATCGGTATTATGACGATGCACTAGAATCTTTTGTTGATGTTTTAAAAAGTTATGATGCATCAATACAGAATAAATGGTATTTTCTTTCAGAAACTTTTAGTCCAGAATTTAGTGAATCTACAATCAAATTAGTTATAAAAATTAACTATATAGGAAACTCTCAAGAATTAACAGATTATAGTTTTTATATCAATGGAATAACTTTTGGTCAATGGGCAGAAGAATTTCAGTCAAGTTCTCTGGGGGTTTCTCCGATATCTTTGCCATCAACAATAGCGCTTCCATCCTCAAATGTCGTTGAGGCATCAGCCTACGGTCTTTTAGAGTATAGCGGGTATTACTTTGTAAACAATAATTCTTTAGTTGCTAAAAATTTTGGAATTCCAATGGTATTTGGATCTCAAAATGTAACTAAGTTATACGAAAATGAAAATAGTCCAAGCGTAATTATTCCATCAAATGGCATGCTATCGAATGGCGGTAGATATAAAGAATTTACTTTAGAGTTTTGGATAAGAACTAATAATTCATCATCAGTATCAAGAAGGATAGTTGGCCCAATTGCTTCAGATGATGGTATATATTTAGATGGACCATTTTTGGTATTAAAGATAAACAATGAATACGCTTCCTATTATATCGGTCAGTGGGAAAGACCAATGCTTATCGATTGGAGATATTCTACAAATAATTCAGCAGTTTTGTTAAATGGAGAAGAAGTAATATCTTTATCCTTAAATAGTCAAACTTTAACATTGCCAGACAAATTAAATAATGACAACAAAGATCAGGATTGGATTGGTTTTTATGCATACACAGATATACAGCCAATAGAAATAGATTGTGTTGCAATATATCCATATCTAGTCCCATCTTTAGTTGCCAAAAGAAGATTTGTTTATGGACAAGGGGTGCAATATCCAGAGAACCTTAATGCTTCTTATGGAGGAAGTACCGTTCTGTTCGACTACTCTTTTGCTGACTATACTAAAAATTATAATTATCCAGACTTAGGATCATGGAGTCAGGCATCAATTGATAACGTTCTAATAGAAAATAATTACCTTACATCAATAAATTTTGAAACGCCTAAAATTTTTACAGACTCTTCTATAAAAACAGAATCTAATCTTTTAGCAGATTGTGCAGTTATACAAAATGAAGATTCTTTATTTTTAGATTTAAAACCAACAGAAGAATGGAACAATATAAATTCATATTTATACTTTAATAATTTTTCTTTAAATGGAGAATTAGCACACGCATTTTACGGAATATTTAAAAAACCATCTGGATTTTCTGGAACACAGGTTTTAATAAGATTAGAAGATCAGTATTCAAATTATTTTTCAATAGAATGCGTAAATGACGACGTCAGGTATATATTAAAGTATGGAGATAGTAATCCAGAAACAATATATGAATCTTTGTCTGTTGCAAATGGAGAAATTTTTACTGTTGGTTTAGAAATAGATATATTTAGAGACTACTTTGGCAATAATGTAACATCATTTTTTACAAATTCAAACTTGTCTATGTATGTGGGAGGAACTAAAAACTTTAATAATACATTTACAGGAAATATATATAAGGTGGCTATTTGTTCAGAAAAAAATGTAAAAGATATTTCAAATTTATTCAATATAATTGGTGTCCCTAAAGACTATGAAAATATATTTAGCCTGTACGCCCCTGGAGTACAATATGACGGAGGAGATGCAGATCAAGACTTTTGGAATTATTATTTAGGATCAAATCCTGAAGACTTTTCTCCATCTTCTTTTATTAACACTAAACTTTCAGAGCATATTCCAAGTTGTGGAATCGTTCCCAAAAATTATTTTGATAATTTTTATATAGACATAGATACAAAGGGTTCTTGGAAAGATTATGTACCACTATCTTATTTTGGACAATATATAACAGATGAATATGGCAACAGTAAATTTGGATTAGATTTTATTCAGTTTAATGTTAATTATCCAGCACCAACTAAATTTAAAGAAACAGAAACTATAGACGAAGACGGATGGCCATATTCAGAACTTTCACAGCAATATTCATACCCAATACAAAGATCATATGAATCGTTAGATAATTACTTATACACAGGCTATGTAGATTATCAAGATTTATCAGAAAAGTCAATTAAAACATATTCTTATGACACATCTAATGCAATTTTAAAAACATATATAACTTTTGAATATTTGGAAACTGGCGCAAATTCTTCAGATGGATTTTTTTTAAAAACAGAAGACGTTCCTAAAAATGGTGTGATTGCTCCAGGCTCAGATTGGGTTAATACTAGATATGAGGTTGTTGATAATGTAATCATATATCCTCCAAATGGAGTAGACTTTAATAAGATAGCAATAGTAATTACTTTAGATTTTGAAATAAATGGAGTTTCCTACAAACCAATAAAAATTAAAAATCTACAACTTGCCTCTCAGGCATTTAACTATAATACCGCAAATAATGTTGGCACTAGATTTGGAACTAAAGTTTATCCATATCTGAATACTGGATATTATTATAATTATAAGTCTAAAAATCCCTTCACTATATATAAGGGGTCATCTCCATACCTGTATTTAACAAGACACTCTGGCCTAGAAATGAGGGGAGACTATGATCCATTAGTCAACAGGGGGGTAGCAATTCCAATAAATACGAATAAAACTCAAGATTATGAAGTTATGGCCATGCAGTCTTTAATTAGATTTAATGGTGATTTTTTCCCTTATGCTCCAACTCAAATAATGCAAATAAATGCAAAGGGGAAAACAATTAAACTTTATATGGTTGCAAATCATCCAACAGGGAAAAGAGCAAAGATATATGCCATAGATGCAAATACTGGAGCATTGTATAACGGAATAGTTTTTTATATTAATGGAAAAGTTGTTAAAGAGCCAATTTTAAATATAAATGAATGGATTATGCTAGGAATAGGATTCCCAAGCATTCTTAATTTTAAATCTTATTCTGGATCTATAATGATTAATGGACCTATTATTTTTAATAGCCTTTCGTATTATCAAACTACAAATTTACAAGCAATTCAAACAGTTACAAAAAGACCTTGGGCAAGGGTAAAATTTGCTGTAGACGGAGTTTTTGATTGGGAGTACTGGAATGACTATTTTGTATGGCAAGGAGTATTGGTTCAGTCTTCGGTTAGTTATTATGGAGTAAATCCAGCAGATCTATATAAAGCATATACTGGAACTAATAAGATTATTGTGGATGATAGTCGTGTTTTTAGTATAGAGGCATACGAATATTCTATGCTTAAGGATATTTCTTGGCAATCGCAAATATCTGACGCAGTATAATATGGTATACTTTTGGTTATGAAAAAGAATAATCAGCCTCTTTTTGGTAAAGACGGGAAACCACGTATGCCTGGGCAGATTGGTGAAACCAAGGTTACAGTAATTGATAAAAAATATGACTGGGGCATTTATGTTTGGAAAAAGTCAAATGGAAGATGGTTTACTGATGGAAATGGTAATATTTTAAATATTCCATCAATGAAAGGTGACCTAGCAAGAATAGCAGAATTAAAACAGGCAGCAGCATACTATGGAGAGCCAGACGGGGAGCCATATTTTTTTGCTGGTATGGGAAGAGTAACTGATGAAGAGTACAGTGAGCAAGTAGATAGAATGAAGGCAGGTTTAATTCCTAACCTCAATGACCTTGGGGCGGTACAGGCAGCAAAAGATACAATTGCAAAATATGGGGATGAAGAGTGATGTCAGAAGAAAAAGAATATCTTATAGGCGCTAGGATTGATAATTTAGTTAATCCACTAGATCAGTTTAAGTCAGAAGATCCATTTAACAAGGCATGGTCTGAACTAAAGTCCTACAATGGTTTAGATAATAATTTTAGAAGAAGAACTTCTAGGCTTATAGATAAAGCAGACAAAATGAATCCTACACAAGGATATCTTGATAGCGCAAGAGCAGAACAATCAGGAATTGACGGAGCAAAGTCAAAAGAGATAAACCCAGGAACAGTTTATCGCAATGGATACGGATTGTTTGATGTAATAACACCGCCATGGAATGTTTACGAACTTGCTAACTACTATGACACATCTTTTGCAAACCATGCAGCAATTGATGCTAAGGTCGAAAACATTGTAGGGCTTGGTTATGATTTTGAAGTTTCGCAAAGCACAATGTTAAGATTAGAATCAAACAAAGACAAAGATCAAGTATCAAGAGCAAGAAATAGAATTGAACGTGCAAAAATTGAAATGCACGAGTGGATAGAGTCACTTAACGATGATGATTCTTTTACAACAACAATGATGAAGGTTTATACAGATGTTCAAGCAGTTGGAAACCTCGCCTTTAAATACTTTTTATGGTGTACCAGATATAATGTCGGCAATAAACTCGCTCCATGGAGACCAGTTAGCGTCACAATATAACATCGACTACTTTAGCAATAAGGCTGTTCCTCGTTATGTTGTGACACTAAAGGGTGCCAGACTTTCTGCAGATGCCGAAGATAAAATGTTTAGATTTTTACAAACAAGTCTAAAGGGTCAATCTCACAGAACTTTATACATACCACTTCCTGGAGACAGTGATACTAATAAGGTTGAATTTAAAATGGAGCCTATTGAAAATGGTGTACAAGAAGGATCATTTGAGAGATACAGAAATCAAAACCGTGATGACATTTTAGTTGCACATCAGGTTCCTTTATCTAAAATAGGCGGAGGAGATTCTGGTTCTATAGCAGCAGCCTTAGCCCAAGATCGTACATTTAAAGAGCAAGTTGCTAGACCAGCACAAAAAGAATTAGAAAAAACATTAAATAAAATTATTAAAGAGAAGACAGATGTCTTAGTTCTTAAGTTTAAAGAACTTACCTTAACTGATGAAATTGCTCAGTCTCAGATATTGGAAAGATATGTAAAAGCACAGGTTATGCTACCAAATGAAGCAAGATCTGCTCTAGGATTACCACAAAGGGAAGGAGGGGATGAGCCTTTCCAGCCTAAGCCTCAAGATACAACAGATAGGGCACGGGATGGAGAAAGACTTAATAATCAGTCTGATGGAGATGCTACTTTAAGTGGTAGAAATCCAAAAGGTGAGGGTAGATCTACTCCGTAGTTTATCCACAAGTTTATTCACAATTTATTAATATTTGTGTAAAAAGGCTCTATAATATATACTAGTATGACTATATCTAAAGCCCATTGGGACACCATTGGCGACTCAGTAAGACTTTCCCTTCCATTTGCGAAGGTTGATAAGGAGAGACGTATTGTCTCTGGCTTTGCTTCACTCGATAACCTTGATAAGCAAGGAGATATAGTTACAGCAGAAGCGTCAATGAAAGCATTTTCAAAGTTTCGTGGAAACATTCGTGAAATGCATCAGCCATTAGCAGTTGGCAAAATGGTTAACTTTAAAGAGGATAGATATTTTGATCCAGAATCTAAAAAGTTTTATTCTGGAGTTTTTGTATCAGCATATGTTTCTAAAGGTGCACAAGATACATGGGAAAAGGTTTTGGACGGTACACTAACAGGATTCTCCATCGGTGGAAGAATGAATAAGTGGGATGACGGCTATGATGAGAAATCAGATTCTACAATTAGAATTATTAAAGATTATGATCTTGTTGAGTTAAGTCTTGTTGATTCACCAGCAAATCAATTTGCTAACATTATGTCAGTTGAAAAAGTTGATGGCATTGAGGTTGTTAAAGGTGCAGATGTTGCACTTGAGAATGTTTTTTATGATGAAGAATCTGGGATAGTAATGGTTTCAGATCAAGAAACAGTAAAAAGCCCAATTACTGGAAATGAAATGAAGAATATAGGTTTCGTTGAAAAAGAAGACAACGAAAAAATGGATATAGTCAAATTCTTAGTAGATAGTGCTAAAGGCATTGATGCTAAGATTTCAAAGGAGGAAAATCCTATGGCAAAAACAAAAAAGGTTGCTGAAGAAGTAACCGAAATTGAAAAGTCAGAAGAGATCGCTCCAGAGGCAGTTGCTGAAACTCCAGTAGTTGAAACTGAAAACGTAGACGAAGTTGTTGTAGAAACAACTGAAGTTGTTGAAACAGAAAAGGCTGCAGCATCATCCTCATCATCAAAAGAAGAAGAAGATTCTTCAGCAGATGCTAAGGAAGATGAAGAAGAGATGAAGGCAAAGAAATCAGATGATGTTATTGTTGAATCAATAGCAGAATTAAAGAATACAATCACATCAGCCTTTAGCGATTTAACTGAAACCGTCAAGTCTTTGCAGGCAGAAGTAGAAATGCTTAAGTCTTCAAAAGTTGACACAGAAGCAGTAAAGAGTTCACTAGATGCAGTCGCCAAAGACATTGCTGCAACAGTAGAACAAGTTAGTAAGTTTGGTAAGCGAGTAGACGCAGTAGAAGCAGATACCGCTTTCCGAAAGTCTGGCGATCTAGGCGAGATCGTACAGGAACAACCAGAAATGGTTGAAAAATCCCTATGGGGC